CACTTGATGGAGTCACCCTCTTGTAGGTCACATGCATCAAGAATATCTTCACTAAGAGGAAGAATCAATTCTCCTGTGGATGGATCTTCTTCAAGTTGCACTGTCCATGTTTTCTCATTCATAATATACTCCGTTAAAATTGGTAGGGGCAGATGGAATCGAACCACCACTCAAGAAATTATGAGTTTCCTGCTTTACCATTAAGCTATACCCCCAACTATATCAATATTGGTTTGAAAAGTCAACACCACGTAATGCTTGATGTTGAGAGCTCAAAGTCCTTAACATACTTATGTCAGTTTCAGATAATACACCCTGGTCTTTGTACATCATAGCGTCACGAAATACTTGTCCAAGTACTTTAGGCTTGTTCTTGAAAGCATGAATAGCTTTAATAAAGCAATCTCTGATGTGTGTGTTGTCCATAATGTAATCTCCAAAACTGGATTGTATCACATAGTTTTGGTCAAGTCAACTTCTTTGGTGGTTTAGGAGGGAAGTCTGGAAATGATCCCCAAGGTTGTCTAAGTTCTTTTGGTAATGTGTCATGGCCACCCCTATCTACCCAATCCTTTGATATTACTGTTTTTGGATTAGAATCAACAATAACATAACGAACAAGGTATTCGGAATAGTCATAGGTGCCATCAGGTACCCATTTAAATTGCTGGAATGCCATTATGCAAACAAGTCCTCATTCCATTCTCTATGACCTTCTCTGAAAGCCATATTAGATTGTGTCTCACGAACCTCTACTCGGTAGCACCATAAACGATCTGACTCACCAGGACCCCAGTAGTCTGGAATGTAAACACCGTTCACATATTTGTACAGCTGATCTGCAAGCCCCTCACATCCTAGTTTAGGAAGGATAGTTAGCTTTGCAATGTTTCTACGTTGCATTTCCATGTATAACTCTAACTCAGGATCATCATCTGCAACAAGTAATGTGTGATCGAACTGACTCTCTAATACATTTTTAAGTTCTTTCAAACCACCGTAATCAGCAGCCCAGTTACGAACATCCAATGTATCACATCCAAAATAGAACTTCATAGAGAAGCTATAACCATGAATCAGATTACAGTGAGAGTCTGCTTTGTATTGTCTATAAGCACATGGAAACGCATCATGGTATTCCTTTGTACTTGTGTATTTGTATTGTCTTGTTACGTTCCCCATGCATTTCTCCAAATATCTACTTGCAGTCGTGGGCTGTATTTCCAGCCCTTCTTCATTGCCATTTCAGCAACATCTTTATAGTTGCTGAAGTATTTTACATCTGTACCACCAACAGGCATCAAATAAACATCACAGTCTAATCCGTAGTCTTTGTATGCTTTGACTGCACGTTCGACTTCTTCAATATCTGAATCCTTGTCGATCACAAATTTAAGATATACTGTACCGTAGTTGTGGTATGTTGTAACAACTTCAGGAATGATTGCATCTTCCCAACTTTCACCAGATGCACTCAACTTTGCACTGACAGAGAAAGTAAACTCTGCATCTCCGAGTCCACGTTTGTTACTATAGTTGAATAGAAACTTCTTGAAGTCGTCTGTCAGCTTCTGAGTACCGTTAGTCTCAAACGTAACATACCTCAAGTTCTTCATACATTCATGTGAAAGCAACTCTTCATAGGAACGCTGCCAACCCAACAATGGCTCACCTCCTGTAATCACAAGATGCTCATTCTTCCATTGCTTGTTAGGAAGCATGTCAACAATCTTATCAGCAATATCCTTCGTGGTCATCAGTGGTGATAAATGTTTGAATCTGACATCCCAGCTTGCATACGAATCACATCCAGTATGAACAAGAGGCAGATCGTCATACTTTTTATATTGCTCAGGTTGGATCTTAAACCGTTCATTAGACATCTCACCCTTTGGCATACCAAACCCACCACAGGTAAAGTTACAACCAAATGTACGCAGGAATACACTAGGTGTACCTACATACTTTCCCTCTCCTTGTAGAGAGTAGAATAATTCTGCTATCTTAATTTTCTGCATATTGTGGTACCTTGTATTCACGTTTATATTTTCTACGCTGCCTAATTGCTTGATCGAGGTGAAACTTATTTGCTTTCATAGTGTAGTTCTCACCATTCAAGTGATCGATCTCATGCTGCACACATCGTGCTGATATTCCTGTAAACTTATCCGTATGAGCATCACCATGTGAATCCATGTAACGAACACGAATAAGCATCGGACGCTTTATTTTAACGAATAAATTAGGATAAGTCAAGCATCCTTCTTCCAGCGTCACTACCTCTGAAGAAGTATCTGCTATCACAGGATTGAACATTACCTTTGTTGGATTTGACCACAGAACAAATACTCTGTAAGGCAATCCACATTGGTTTGCAGATAAACCAAGTCCCTTATAATGAATCATTGTCTCAATCAAATCATTAGCCAACTCATGAGGGTTGGTTGGTGGTTTATTAAAATCAAATCTCTCTAACTTTGTCCTCAAAAGAGGATGATCGGGTTTAACTAATTCTAGCACCATCTTGATATTTCTCCATCCAACTTTTTCCACATGATACACATTTTTTTGTTCTCTCTTCTAACACACTTGTATCCGAATTGAGAAGTGATTTCTGGAATGATTCTCTCACATCACAATCATCACGAACACATCCAGGACCACCGTCTACATACTCAGCCAACAATGTCTTTGTAGATCTACCAGAGTCGTATATACTCATTTTGATATCCTTGAAAAGTTTTTATGTTTCTCAAACTTGATCAGAGAATGAAACTTGTCAAACAGCTGATCACCTTTATGACTTATAATAAACAAATTAGTATCTGCAGTCAGTGTACCGATAATTTTAAGAAACTCTTCTGTTCCGTTATTATCAAGTGAGCTATCAAATACCTCATCCATGATCAAAAGATTAGTAGAAGCAGAATTGCGTAACTTACTAATCGCTCTCCAAGTGAAAAGAAGTGCTAAGTCAATACGCATCTTCTCACCTTCACTGAATGACTCATAACTGAAGTCATCTCTATGTCTAGACTTAATAGTCTCTTCGAAGTTCTCATTCAATTCGAATGCAACAAAGAAGTCCATTGCAGCAAGATACTTGTTAACAAGTTTGTTTATTACAGGTATATATTGCTTGATAATCTTAGTCTTGACACCAGAGTCTTTGAGAAGAACAGACGCAACATCTAACACTGCTTTCTCTTTTGTCAGATCTTCTTTTGATTGCAGTGCAGCTCTCAATTGCTCTTTAAGAACCTTCAACTCTTCAGTATTCGTATCAATCTGTTTGTTGTTTGTTAGTAGACCTTCAATCTCTGATTGAATCCCATTGATCATTGACATCCACATCTTTATTTGAATGTTATGATCGGTTACTTGTCTATTGAGAATTGATATCTGAGTATTGATGTTTGCAATCTCTGTCAGTCTATTGTCGATTGACTCTATCTCAGCCAACATCTTTTGTTTGCCTTCTTCTATCTCAGCAACTTGTTTATGATTCTTTTCAACGATCTCACTTTTGTGTTGGTGAGCAATTCCTTGACGGCAAGTAGGACAATCATCACTCTCATAGAAAAAGTCAAGTTCCTTTTTGATCTTGTCTAGCTTATTGTCTAGCTGTCTATTCAATGATGCAAACTTATTTGATCTAGAAATTATCTTGTCGTGATCGGCTATGCTTTCGTTGTGTTGCTCTATCTGACTTTGTAAGGTGACAACAGCCTGGTTAGCAGTATCGACCTGAGCAACAAGAGTGTTTATCTGTGCTTGTTTCTGTGCAATGATCTCATCATTGTTCTGCTTCAATGATTCGATATGCTTCTTGTACAATTCAATCTTCTCAGCAGATCCCTTGATCTCATAATCAACCTGATAAAGAGATGTTCTGTTGATTGTAATCTTGTCTTTCAACAACGAATTCATTGTGGAGAAGATCTGAATATCTAACAGGTCTTCAATGATCTCTCTACGGTGCGATGCAGGCAACTGCATGAACGGAGTGAAAGATGCACTACCGAGAATAACAATTTGTTGGAAAGACTTAAAGTTTAGCTTGAGAACATTCGACTCAAGATATTCTTGGTACTCTCTTGCTTCTGAGTTCTGATTAATGATGTTGCCATCTTGCAGTATCTCAAATACAGATGGCTTCTGACCTCTTCTAATAAGGTACTGTCTATGACCAATCTTAAACTCAAGTTCAATCAACATTCCTTTTCTATTGATTGAGTTGACTAGCTGAGGCTTATTGATCTTACGGAACGGCTTACCAAATAGACCAAAGCAAACAGCATCAAGAATGGTACTCTTACCAGCACCATTCTCTCCAACTATCAGTGTCGACTTGGACTTTGTAAAGTTAATCTCAGTCCATACATCTCCAGTAGATAGAAGATTCTTCCATCTTACCTTTTGAAACAATATCATATTATGTTGATTCTAAATTAATCGCTTCACTATACAGCTCTCTGAGTAATAAGTCAAGCATTTTCTTATCAGCCTTGGTATCAATCTGTTCACAGAACTTGGAAAGAAGCGTCATCGTATCCTCTGCACTCTCAAGGATATCATCGTTATCTTCCAAGTCCATATTGAGATGGTCATCTACTACTTGCATGTCGGCAGGACCAGCTTTCTCCAATCTATCGATCAGCATATCAAAGTTAGTTGTGTTCTCTTTTGTCTGCACAATTACTTTGACAAAGCAATCTTTGAGGTATGAGTATTCTTCAATTACAAACTGATCGTTGAAGAATATCTTATAGAACATCTTGTTAGGATTCTGAATGAACTCTAACTCTCTTGTTTCCGTATCAAAGATATGAAACCCTCTCGGATCTTCATAATCTGCCCAGGTAAGCTCATAAGGGTTTCCAAGATAATGAATATTCCTATTGTTTGAACGATGGTGAAAGTGCCCAGAACAAACAAGGTCAAACCTGTCGAATATTTTTGAATCAAATCCATGATCATTTACTTGCCCCTTATACATTTGAAACCCAGCTAACTCAAGATGACCAAAGCAAACAGTAGCGCTTGTATCTTTGATCATTGCCATCGAATCTTCATAATTGTCCGCGCATATCCAAGGAAGGATCAGTATGTCAAGGCCATCATACGTCAGCTCTACGGGCCTATCATAACCTGAAATGTTGGAATATTGCTGTAACAGCAACCCTGGTGAGTTGATGTCGTTTGTGTTCTTGTAGAATACATCATGGTTACCAATGATTACATCTAGCTTGATACCGAGATCAAACATAGGATCAAAGAAGTATTTACGGCAATTACGCAGCGTTAAGTAGTTGATATACTTGCGCCTGTCGAACATATCACCAAGGTGGATTACGTTCCTTATACCGCGTTCTTTCAGCGTAGGAAAGAACGTCTCATGATAAAACTTAGCAAACTGTTTATCAAATGCTAGGTGATCCCCTCTTGCACCGAAGTGGGTATCTGTTACTAACGCAATCTTCATATCACTCCTCTACGAAGTTTTCAATACCGACCTTCTGTGCTGGCTTGCGTTTCTTTTCTAAACCCAACTCAAATGCTTTCACAAAGTCGTCCATCTTTTCTGTGTCCATCATATTGTTAACTGGCGATCCACCAAAGTCATCACCCTCTTGTACATCGTACAGTTCATCTGAAATAGCAAAGTTTCTAAACACCTGGTGCTTGATGTATAGATGTTTCTTTTCCTTTTGTATTCGTCTTAGAAAGGCAAAGTAAATAATTTGTGTGAAATAGGCAAACGGATTATTAGACTTTTCAGGATCGAAGTTATCAATGTACATAATACAATTTTCAACACCGTCCGATATCATCTCGTCCTTATAGGAGTAATTGATAAAGTTAGGCTTTGTTGCCAATCTATTAGCAATCATCAGGATACAGCTACCAATGTAATTTGGAATGATTGGCTTCGGTCTTCCCTCTGCCTCTGCTAATTTAATGTTCTCTCTATGCGTTTTAATAGCTTCGAAGAAAGTCTTGTTGTCAATATAATGTTCAGCCATATCAATGCATCTTATCGTTGGTAAAGTTACTAAGGAGCGACTCCATCACTTCTGCTGGTGTCATTTCCGCTTGCTCTTCTATTGCCCGCTCTTCTGCAGCAACTTGTTCGAGTTCTTGGTCTATACTATCGTCGACATACTTAACATGGTTAGTTACAACATAGCTATAGTATCCAACCATTGATTCTCTTGCTTCAACAGAGTTGATTATGTCTCTGCTCTTAAAAGATAGCTCTCTGCTCTTAGCAAAAGGCATGTAGCGCAATAATCCAATGATTGGCTTATCTGTTCTTTGAGACATCATATAATGAATAGAGAAAGGCTGGTTGACCACAATGTGATCTGATGACTCTGCAACTACCTCACCAATAATTTCATGATCATTAACGAGCTTTATTATTTTTATCATCTTTATCCTTTGAGTGGAATTACGTATGTCTTGTACTCAAACTTCTCCTCATTATATATTTTGATTCGCTCAATAAAATGATTTAGTGTATGATTCCTCTTTTGCTTCCATTGCAGATCGTCTGCTATGTCGTATAGACACGCTTTCTCTTTGTTGTTTCCAAGTCTGAGTCCACGTCCGATGGATTGTAAGTTTCTGACCCTTGATTTTGAAGGTGAAGCGAAAATGATATTGTGCAGGTTCTTAATATTGACGCCAGTAGAAAAAGTACCATAAGAAGCGACAATAATCGAACCAGTTTCCAGCTCCACATCTCCTCTAATAGCATCTCTATCCGCACCGCTAACCGTACCAGAAACGAAGTAGACTTTTCTACCATCTGCTTTATTTTTAATCTCATCATATATTGCCTTACCGTGTTTGTCAACATATTGATACAAAACTAACGTATTACCTTTTAACGATACCGCCAGATTGCATATGAATTTGTTTCTTGGGAGATGGTTAACTAAAAAATCCATCTCGTCTGGATATGTAGCTTTCTTTATTAACTGCCTTGTTTCTTGATCATAGTCAAGTATCACTGCTTTAATTTTAAACTCCGAAAGATGCTTTTGCTCGATCAGTTCAGATGTTGTTGTTACCTTCTTTACCGTTCCGAACAATCCCTCTAACACTAGCTTATGAGTTTGTGATCCGTCCAATGTACCAGTAAATCCAAAACGGTACTTGCAGTTACCAAGATTCTTCATGATTGTGGTAAGAGAGTTGGCCTTGAACAAATGAGCCTCATCTCCTATCACACAATCAAACTGATCAAACCACTTCTTGGGTTGCTTGTATATTGATTGCCAAGTTGATATGAATATTTGCTTGTCCTCATCCTTCTCTTGACCAGAGAAGATCATATGACAGTTTTCTTTTGAATCAAATCCGTACTCTTCAAAGTCAGAATACATTTGATGAACAAGAGACGTGGTAGGAACAATCAACAAAGTCTTTACATTATAGTATCTGCAAAGCATGTAGATGATTAATGACTTACCAGAAGCTGTTGGTGATAGAAGCAGTGATCTTCTTTTTCTTATTGCATGTGCAAATGCAGCAAGCTGATAATCACGTGGTTCTTTTGTAAGACTGAAACTACCAACGATGTCGGATACTGTATCAATTACCTCATCTGAAAAGTCTGTTATTCTTTCACAGGGATAACTGTTTTGTTTTGCAAAGTCTTCCACATACTCAATCAAACCAGCATATATGTGATGAGTACCAGAGTTGAATAGTCTGATCTTACCATCCCACTTCTTGTTTCTTACAGAGGGAATAAAACGAGCACCAGGTACTTCAAAAGTAAAGTAATTACTCAATTCCTGAGCAATACTGTCCTCACAGTGTACCTTGATATAGGTTTCGTTAAATTTCTCTATTTGTATCATAGACCCATCTTAAATCTTTCCCACTCAATAGCATTCTTTATTAAGTATCCACGGTTGTTGAGTGTCTTTATTATGTTCTCAAGAATTTCTATCTTATCTTCTGTTAACTGTATCTTATTTTTAATCAATTGCAAGTCCTCATCAGACTCAATGTACACAGGAATATCTGCTTTCAAGATCTTCAATGGTTGAATATCCCATCCGTTATCTTCCAACTCTTCCTTTGATAGCAGCCCTTGATAGTATTGGTATTTTAACTTATACGTGTTCTTGTAATCCTGATTCAGCTTTACATATGTCGTCTTTGCCATGTAAAACTCTTTCAGGTATTTGGAGTGGAGTTGGGGAATGCGCAATGATTCTTTGCCGAGCTCGGTCTTATCAATCTCGCTGTCTATTCCCCATTCATTAATTATTTCTTCGGTCTTCATTTGTCCTCCATCAGGACACGATTGTATCACAAATTATCAAGAAAGTCAACCTATATCATAGTAATTGTGTACTTAATATATTCAAAAGTAACAGAAGACTCCAAATAATTTACACCGGCGGCAGTAGTATTGAAATTGAGTTCTCCGAGCTGAGACGGGAAGGCATCTAGGAAATTTACTTCAATGTTGGGGTTCTTTGAGCTTGTAAGGATCATTAACTTAATGTCTGACCTGTCTCTAGCATTGACGTCCGAGTCAATTGATGTTTGCGCTTGGTATCTTGCAAGTGGTTGAAGGTCTTTTGCAGCAAGAGATACCATCCAGTTGTATATTTCCAAATAGTTAGTCATATCTTCATCCACCATGAAAGATACTGTCAGTGGTGAATACACAAGACGCTCACCAGGAATTGGAATATCCAAGAGAGGAGTAGGCATACTTATATTACCAGCGAATGTCAATCCAGGAATGGATGCACTTTGCAAAAAGAAGTTAAGAAGAGGAGCTTTCTGCAGCACCAATCTAAAGTTTAGAGGTGAGAGAAAGTTTCTATTTGTTGGGGTGTTTGTTAATGCACTCATAGTAGTATTCCTTTCTACTATTTATGTTAGGCAAAAAAAGAGAGGACCCGAAGGTCCTCTCAATATCCCTCTGCGGGGATTCTTGATTACATCAAGTTGTCGACTAGAATACGTCTGTAGTAAACGTTAGAGTCTTTTGTCAATGCGCCAAGGCCAACTGTTGCGCCTTCTGCATATGGGTTTGCAACCATACCGTAACGAGTCTTGAAACCAATCTTTGGTTGGAAGCTGTCTGGATCAACAGCACGAACCATTTGTAGAGGAACGTATGGGCAGTAGAACAAACCAGCGTCAAATGCGCTAGAACCTTTGTAACCTACAACCATATAGTTGCCACCAGCATATGGGTCGATGTAAACACGAACGCGACCGTTCAATACACCAGCAAAAGTATTGCCTGTATCATCAACGTTCAAGTTGTTGCTGTTAAGAGCAGGAGCATAATCAAGAACACCAGCCATTTGAAGAGCAGAAGCTACGTCAGATGAACAGATGATGATGTTACCCTTACCACGTCTTGTTGCCTTAGCAATTTGGTTAGCTTCACGTTCAACTTGGAACATCAAACCTTTGAACTTCTCAACAGACCAACGACCGTTAGAGTCTGTATCCAAGTCAAAACGACCAACTGTTGTTGTGTTCTCTGTAGCGCCACGAGTAGCAGTTACGTTGATTGTACGAACAACTTCACGGTTGATTTCAGCAAGAATTTCAGCAGATAGAATGTTAGACAATTCTGTTTCTGCGTCTAGACCATGGATTGCTTTCAAGTCTTGTGCAAGTTCCATTGAGTATTCAGCTTTCAAAGCACGTGACTTAGCTGTAACTGTAACTTTCTCGATAGAGAATGCCATTTCAGCAAATGCAACGTTGCCAGAAGTACCAAGAGCTTCTGCTTGTGCTGTAGACATACCAGCACCAAAGTTATAGATGCCTGTAGCTGCTAAGTTAGATGTACCAGTTGATGTGTTACCTGGGAATGTACCAACTTGTTTGTCACCCAATGTATTTGCGCCTGCAGTAACAGAAGAGAACTGTGTGTTAACTTCATTGTAGAAGTTTTCAGTACCACTGTTAGAGCTGTTGCTGTACTTAGAACGCATAGCGAAGATCAAACCTGTTGGGCCAGTCATTGGCTGAACACCGCAGATGTCATAAGCAATCAAGTTAGGCATTGCACGACGAACCAAGCTGATTAGAACTGGATCAAATGTATCAATGTCAGCACCTGTTTGGTTTGCTGGAGCTGCTTCTGTCAATGTTTGTGGAACATATTGATTCGCTTCGCGAAGAGCTTTTTCTGTGTTCTCTAGAACAACAGCTGTAACGCTTCTACGGTGCGTATCTTTGATAGGGGACAAATCAGGGTGAGCCAGGATTGGCTCCCACTTTCTTTGGATGTCTTCTTGTAAGTTCATGTGGATCTCCTTAGAGGGTTAATATGATTTTATTTATACTTTTGAAGTACGCGCGATTGAATTAAAATAGCGTTTAATTGAAGGATCTTGGAAAGAAACTTGTGATTCCTCGTTTAGATCATTATTACCAATCGCTTCTTCTTCTTCTTTTAGGTCTTGAGATGCTGGTTTTGATGGGAAATAGTTTTCTTTAACAAGAACCAACTTTCTTTTGTAGTTGTCTGAACCGTCAAAATCAATACCCTCTGCCAACTGACGTAGCTTCTCAACTTGTGTCATAACTAAGCCTTCTGCTACTTGATCAAAGATTTCGTGCTTGTTGTATTCGCTAATTGACTTAGACAACTCAATGTTTTCATTGATCTGTGCATTCAACTTGTCTTCCAATTGTTCAACAGTTGCTGTCAATTCTTCCAACACGTTTAATTTGTCTTCTGGAATTTCGATATAGTTTTCAGCAAATAGCTTCTTCATACCTTCCATGAATTCTTCTGTGATCTCTGTTCTTAGAGAATGCTCGATAGCTACTTCATTCTCTTTCATCCACTGTTCGACACAGTAGTCTAAGTAGTCATCTAACTTAGATGTCATTTCAGCAGAAACTTCTTCTAGAGCTTCTTCTAGTTTAGAAGAGTATTGTTCTTCAAGTTCAGAAATTTCTTCAGATAGACGTGCTTGAATAGCAGCTTCGAAAATCGTAGATGCTTTTTCTTTGAAGTCTTCGGAAAGATCTTCACCATTAAACATTGCGTCGATGTGTTCTTTCATTGCTGCGCCTTTCATTGCAACTGATGCTTTATTCTGAGCAGACATATCGCCAGTAGGAGCTGAGTTGTTTTGTGGATCAGTTTCTTCCTGATCACCAGCTAGAGACTGAGGATTCATGTCGCCTTGACTTCTAGAATTAGGCAGTGTAGTTTTCTTTGTGCCAGCATCGGGAACCATAGAGACTCCTGTAGTGCCACCACCCACTGTTAATTCATCTAATTGTTTTCTTGTTGCCATTTATAACTCCTTAAATGTTCTTTTATTATTTATATTTTAAATTCTTACAGTGAGCGAAGGAAATCTGCAAACACTTTAATCTTCTGTTCTTCAAGATTACGACTA